TACGGCGTATATAGGTTTCTGTCGTATGATTGGTTCATTTGATGAAACTTGAGTTGTTCAGATGAAGTAGGCGTATCCATAAATCCTTGTATTGTTTTTTCGCTCTTAAAGCGCTCTTGTTCACGCGGATACTCTCCTACAGCCTCTCTTGAGCCTAATTCGATTGTATGAGGAAACTCATTTAATGGATTAAACATGATAACCAGTCCAACGTAAGCGTCTAAATGGTTTAAGGTAACCGTATGTTTCCTTAGGTAGATCAGTAACGAAAGTGTAGCTCACAGTACCCATAGTACGTGAAGAAATATTGCTAGTCGTACCTTGTTTAATACAGTTAGCAATGAATTTCTCTACATTACTAGGTAATGACTTCCTATTGAATGTTTGATTACAATACTCTTCAGCTACATTCAGATACTTTTCAATAAGTAATTCGATTGTTTCGTCATTTGAAGTATCATCGAGTGAGAGATTGTTTAATAATTTAACGTCTTGTGCGTTCATTACTCAACACTTCCTAATGCTTCAATGAGTTCATCTTTTTTCATACTAGAAAAGCCCTCTATTTCACGTTCTTTAGCGAGTTCTCTTAATTCTGATACTTTCATACCTTTTAAGTCTTTGTCGCTCTCTACACGCTCAATAAGGGGCTTGTTTTGACGGTTCTCTTTTGTGGATAGTTCAGTTAATCGTTCATTACTTACATTTAAACCTTTACGAGGGAACGTATCTCCAACGTTATATTCGTAGTTGTTATCTTGTAAGTCTGTGAAGTATTCGATTACTTTATACATACGTCACTACCTCCTTTTATGCGCCTGAGTCTGTAGTTCCTGCGCCTTTAGTAACCTTAACTGCTTTAGATTCATCATATAAGTATGCTACATAATGTTTATCACTGTATAAAGCAGTTGTTTTAGTTGAAGGATCACGGTCAGTTTCTAAGAAGAAATCACGTTTAGTGATTAATTTAACTGCACCACGTTTAGCTAAAATAGCTTCGCCCTCATCTAATTTCTTAGAACGTACAATTACTGCACCTAAAGCTTCACCAAATGCACCTTTAACGATAATGTTATCGCCTAATTCAGTCGCACGAGTGAAGTTTGAAGAAGCACTAGAACGTAACTTGCCAGCGTCTTTAGGGTTAATGAATAATACCATTGGTTCTAAATCTTCATCGTCAAATGTATCAATAGCAGCTTCTAAACCTGCTAATGTACCAATATCTCCACTAACTGTTAATTTCGTGCCTCGTAAAGCTTCTAATACGTCGTTATCTACTTTGTTAGCAATGGCTAAGCCATGTTGACGTACTGCTTCGCCTTGAGGGTCACCATAACCAGATAATAAAGCTTCATCAGTAATATCAGTACCTTTACCGATTTTATGAATTTTAGCTTCACGTCTGTTAGTTTCAATTTTGTCTACAGGAATTTTTTGTCCTTCAGGTACTACTGTAGCATCGCCACTGTAAACAAATGCAGGGAAAGTTAAAGTGTCACCTGGTTGTCCTACTAATGTACTGTCAATGTCTGCAAATTGTGCAAATCTCAATTTCTTATCTAATTCTGCTTGCATCATAGGTTTTAATACTTCTGGAACGATTTGTGTACTTTTAGTTGTTGTTCCTTGTGCCATATGTTATTACCTCTTTTCTAATTGTTTATTAGAGTGTCGTAAGTTTTTCTATCATTAACAAATAGATTAGTTCTCTCTGCGACACTCATATTGTTAAATTCTTCTTGTGTAATCCCACCATTTACGTTTTTACCGTCGTCTGGTGTGCGTCCACTTGGTTTACTTTCAGCAAATAAATAAGGCTTAGACTCTTTTAACGATTCAATCGCTTTATCTAAACCTTTAACTTTGCCGTCATCTTGTAGTTCTAGTTCATCTTTGTTGATGAAAGCTAGAATGTCGTCAGCGTCGTTTGCGTCTTTCGCAACAGCTAACTTAACAGCGTTATTCAATTGTGATTCTTGGTACTTAGTTTGCCACTCTGCGTTTTTATCTTTTAATTCATCGAGTTCTTTTTGTAACTCGCTATCATCTTTCACAGAGTCATGTAATTTGGCAATTTGTTCATCACGGTTAGTAATCTCTGCTTTTAATTCATCGATTTCAGCGTTCTTGTCATTCAGTCGAGAACGTGGTACCATACCTGATTTCGATTCATCAATAGCGTCAATCACTTTCTGTTTATCGATTTCACCGTCTTTAAATTGCCCTAATAATGCGTATAAGTCCATATTTAATTGCTCCTTTTACGTTTTTTACGTGTAACGACACGAAAGATTTGTATAAAAAAGAAGCCTTTTAACGACGGTGCTAAGGTCGAGTATTTACTGCTTACGTTTATTCTTCTCCCACTCTCTATAGTTAGTGAAAGGTATCACGCCATCTTCTTTAGTTCTCATCGTTGTAGGTAATTCATCTTCGTCTATGTAATAAAGAAGCTTACAACGACAATTGATGTTCTCTTTCGCACTAGCTACACCTATAAACAACTTAGGTGCAGGACCTACACAACCACTTGAGTGAAAGTTATCTTCAATATCAACTGAAGTGCCGTCTAAGTGTCTGTGTGTATCACGTGTGCGTGTATCTTTAGTAGCATACCAACGTTTTTTCATATCAAGTCCGTTATCTTTAGCTACCATTGCACTATCTAATCCAGCTTGTGACAATGCACGTCCTGTTTCTGTACGTGCTACTCTTACTGATTGCGCTTTTGCCATTCCTAAGTCATCTCTTAATGCTTTAGCTATCTTAGAATATCCCTCGCCACTCATAATGCCTTGTGTTATGTGTGTACGAATACGTTTCAATGTATCATCACGATGTTTCTGTAATGTAGGTACTAACTTAATAAACTCAATAGGTTGTTCTATTGCCGTCTGTATCGTTTGTGTGGTTGGTATATCAAAGTTCATAGACGTTTGACTTGCTACTTCATACAAAAATAGGCTCATCATGTACTTTTCGATATAGACGTTCTGTTGTGACTGTTTGATAGCCTTAGCGACTTCTCTGTAGTCTTGAGATAACATCTGTCCTATACGATTAAGTTCTTTATTGAGCCTGTTGTATTTATTAAATTCAGTCCACGTTACTTTCGGTTCATCTCTATCGTACCTTTCGTACATATTCACTATAATCTGTTTAATTTCTTTCAAACGTTTAGCAAATAGTATTTCGATTTCTTTCTCTGCTTGATTAACCAGTTTGTCGATGTAGTTATCTATGTCATTCTGATTGGTTATTTTCGGATTGTCTTTGTTGTTCGCCATTCAATCCCTCCTCAATGTCAGGGAGTTGTTGATTGAGTTCTATGTTTTCTTGCTCTATTCTTTCCATTTCAGCTACAGGATCTTGTACCCACGAATGATTACCAAGAATAGTTTCTTTAGATAATAACCCTGTAGAATTCATAGCGATTTGAGAGTTTTCTAACTCATTAACCATTACATTGAAGTTGAATGTAATCTCGATGTCTTGCACTCTCACATCTAATCTGTAGAAGTCGATAATGTACTGCAATAGCTCTTGTAATGCAGTAAGTGTTTTATTCTTTAGCTTGTTAGCTTTTAAGTCTAAGTTACTGTACATAAATTTAAGTGCAATACCACTTGGGCTATTACCAAACTTATCTTGTTGGAAGTCTACACCTTGACCAAACTCTATAATGTAATCACGTAACATCTTCGTGTATTCCTTAACAGAGTCAATAGGCACTTCTACTTTAATAGTGTCTACGCCGGAACCACTTTCTCCTGCAACACTAATTGCTTTGTAGTATTTTAGGTTATGCATGAAGTCTTTCATATCTTCACCTTCATAACCTTTTAAGATATAGATTAACTCTACTGATTCGTCAAAAGTGTTTTGTGTATCTGATAATCGCTTATCTAACGCATCTATGATTGTCTTATACATGAATAAGTCAGATACTTCTTGCGGGTTGTTCTTGAACGGAATAAAAGGAACACGTCCCCAACTCATCAATTTATTACCTTGATAATAATGAGGTTGTATATGATCATCACTACGATAGAAATCAGGGATAAGTTGTCCTTCTTTCAACTCATAGAATGTCACATCATCTTTCGTCCAATACTCAACGCGTTCTGCTCCGTCTAATTCATACACACGGATAAATGCTTGTAATTCATCTCTTTCTTTATTAGTCCAAATAGGAATAGCTTGTTCTGCAGGAACACGAAACGTTTTAAATTCTCCCTCTTCATCTACATAAGGTTGAACCCATTCGATACCTTTATTACTTGCAGCAGTTAATATATCTACTAACTTGTCATCCCACTTGTGATTAAGTGTGTGTTGTATTTGCTTTAACGCTTTGTCATTATCTACACCAAATGTCACCGGATTAGCTACTGCATAAGCTACTTTCTGGTCTACTAAGTTTTGATGATAATTTGTGTACATACGCCAGTCTGGTTTAGTTTCATCATAGTCACCGTTCACATCTCTTTTGAAAGGAGCGTCTAGTATATCCGGATGATGATTATAATATCTTTCGCCCATCGTGATATTATCTATGTTCTCTTTATGTTCTCTAACTAAGCGCAATATCATTTCTTCTTGTGTTTCATACTTCGGTTTAATCTGTTCTACCACTTGTTCGTGATATGGTTTATCCCACGGCCAGTTAATGCTAATCACCTCGTTTACGTAAGTATGCTAAGTTTATTCTGCCTCATGTCACGCTCTAGGGCGTATCTAGTGGCGTCAATTGTATGGTCGTTTTTATCTTCTAATTTAGGAATAATATCTCCATCTTTATCAGTTTGATAATCTATGTTTTCAAATTCTCTTGCTATATTCGGTGTACGTTTTGGATCTATTATGATAGCTTCTAAATCAGATAACCATTGTTCACCATATTCTCTGCTATCAGGTCCTTTTTTAACCGGTCTTACTTTTTTCATGCCATGTTCTTGCTTTAATTCAGCTATTGATTTAGGTTCGGCATGGTCAGCGTAAATGTCGTCTGACTGATATTTTCTTTTCCACATTTCGTTTGCATATTGCCTATTACTAATCTGAACACCGTAATATTCATCGATAGCGTAAATAACCCGTTTCTTTTTATCATAATGCCAACGGACAAACGCTAACGGATCGTCAGCATATCCAAAGTCAAGGCCATTCCTTATGTTGTCAAAACCGTCAATCATTTCTTGGGGTATCGTTTCTATTTGTAAATTGTTAAACGGTACAACGCCACTCCCTATCGCTTCCCCCATATACTCCCAACGATAACGTTGTTCGTTACGTTCTTTCGCACTCTCTGCCTCTTGTATAAACTGTTTAGATATAAAAGGGTTATCTAAGTACGTTGAATGATGTACGAATGTATTATCCGGTTGGAATGAGGTTTCGTATTTTTTGTTAACCCACGATTGTTTTCTCTTAGGTGGATTGTAGCTAAAGAAAAACTTGTAGAACAATCCGTCATCTAATTCACCACGTAGCATAGAGTTAGTAATTGTTGTAACTTCGTCCTCTGTCTTAAATTCTGCCAACTCCTCTATCCACATGATAGAAAAAGGGAACCGACTATCTTTTAACGACTTTAATCGTTCAGGGTTCTGTGCCCCTCTAAAGATAATCCGATTCCCTCTGGGTACATATGTGATTTCCATTGGCGACACTTTAACTTTGAACAGGTGTGACACCTTTTGTTCTTCTATCGCCCACTTGATTTGTTCAAACACTGATGTAGCTAATGTATTATCTGTCTTACGTACTACAACTGCATTCATAGGATAACGCATGATTAACTGTGTAATGATAATAGATATGTCAGATGACTTACCACTACCACGTCCACCTTTAGCTACTATGTTGAGTTTCTCTCTATCCTTAGTTGCCTTCCATAAGCTATGAAAGTGTTTAGGTAACAGTTCGGACAGTTTAATTGATATCATCGTCGAAATGCACCGTCGCAGTCGTTTCGATTTGTTGTCTTTCTACAGGAGTATAACCTGTACGATCCAATATATCTTTAGAGGCTTGATAGCGTACTAGCTCACTTTTAGCGTCTAATAAGTTAATCATCGTTTGTAAGGCTTTAGGTACCTGCTTAGACAAATGCTCTGCTTGGTAACCTTTAAAGCCTTCTCTGAATTTATCATTATGTTTCCAACGAGATATAGTAGAACGGTTAACGTCAATTTCAGCAGCTATTTCTCCCTCTGCTAAATCTGTTTCGTTCTTCAAGCGTATATATTCTTGTTGCTTCTTGGTTAATTCTAAGTACGCCCCGAATGTTGCGTTATTTTGCATGTTAGTCATCGTATATTACCACCTACTTTACGTTATGCACTCTTTATATTTTTAAAAAAGACACTGCGTAAACAGTGCCTAATGATTATGTTTTGTTATTTATTTGAGTTTATGTACTCATGTCACACCTCTATGTCACATCAATACATAAAAAAAGTTACCCGTGTGTTCTCACGGATAACTTATTAAGGGAGGAGAAAAATTACATGTTAAGTATTCATATCATCGTATCGGAAGCCGTGTTGTAAGATTCAATAAAACTACCCGCCACTCTGACGGATAGTTAAGCAATCGGATGTGCAACGTCTAATCAAGGACGATAAACACTTATCCAATCACTTCGATATTGAATACCTCACCATAGTGCGAAAGGATAAACACTATGTCTTGTGAGGTAATTCTTACAATATCATAATACACCGATTATAAACGGACTTACACACTTCAAAAGTCCACCCTACACATAACCTATGAATTCTGCCAATCTATTTATCATCGCGTCACGTCGTCTTAATATGCTCGTCTTACTTGTACCGAAGTAGTCAGCTATATCCTCCCACTCACTGCAACCAATCGGACATTCCCAATATCTCAAACGCATTAAGTCTTGTGTATCTTCGTCCGATTCATAAATAAGTTTGTCTACACCTTTTACAATGTTACGTAAGTTGTTATAACGATTGTCACTTAACTTCTTAATTGATTCTCTCTCAATAGGATTGCCTGGTATATTACTTTTGCCTGCGCCTACATTCTCGGGTTCGTGATTTTCTAGTAGTTCATACTCTCTTACTTTTAACTCTCGTCTGTAGCGTTCTATGTTCTTGATATAATCTTCTAACTTCTTTATATCGTGTCGTTCAATCGTTATCATACTTACCCTCCATTCTCCAACTTATCTCTTAACACTTCAATTTCATACTCTTTCACTTCTAACTGATGTTTTAGATCATTCTGTTCAAGTATAGAGCCAAATAGTAGTAAAACTAATATAATGATTGCTATTACGCCCCACATTGTTTGACCACCTCTAAATTAGGTTTGTGTTCTAGTACACGTCCGTTAAAACTACATGCATCTTCTTTAGCTGAATATAAATCGTCGTAAGATAAAGCTTCAAATACATTGTCAGTGATTATGCATGTGTTTCCATAACTACCTATATATTTTTTCACTAAATATACTCCTTTTTTTAACTCAACCACGTATTTGCCTATGTTGTTTTTATTATCCTTATTTTTCAACCAAGATACCTCTCTTTCTAAATGTAACTTATCTAATTGCAATCCATGTTTATCTTCCTGTAACTCATTAACTCTTTTCTCTGCTTTAATCCACTTATATATAGCAAAAATACACAGTACTAACACAATTGTTACCGATAAAAAACTTATCCAAATCACTTTAATAACCTCCGTATATGCCATTCAAATGAGCGTGATCGTTTTCGTCGAAGTCCTTAGGCACTTCCACCTCATCATTTGCAGTTAACTTATAATATAACTCTCTACCAATCCATTTACCTAACTCATACATAGCGATAGTAAACCAAATCTTTAATATGCGTTTAATCATCTAAATCATCTCCATGTTCGATATATTCTATAACGTGTTCCAACGCTGATTTATAAGTAAGTGTTATTGAATCTTCCTGCTTTGATTCTTCAATATCGCTAATTACACTTTTTAATTTTCCAATTACTTCTTCACTACTTTTCATTCCGTTCACTCCTTATCCCAATCTTTCTTGCAAACGATATAGTTTTCTAAGTTGTAATCTATCGTGCTGACTTAATATACGCTTTGCTTTCTCTTCTGCTTCTTCCTTATCCTCTGCTTCGACAAGCGTCATTTTCTCGTTAAATCTAGCTTTCTCGATGTGCTTGTGTATATGGCCTGTGCTATCTGTAAATTCTCTGATTAAGTATTGTGTCACTTCCCCAGCACCTCTTTTACAAAATTTCAAAACCTTTTAATTCTTTCCTTAATGACTTCTCGTCATTTATATCAAAACTCTTTTGAACTCCACGTGATTTTATAGTCACTTTGTTAGATTTATTTATCCAAATTTTGAACTTAGGCCAATTCTTAATATTGCAAGAATAACCTTCAAGCACTGTATTATCTTTTAATGATTGTTCTGTCGGAAATAACTGGACTTCAGTTTTGGATAACTTCTCACTTTCTACATTCAAACCAATATTCGTGAGCATATTTTTTAATTCGTTTATTGTCACTTTATCCACTCCTCGTTACTCCGTTTTACTTCTCGTTACTTCTCGTTACTTCTCGCTACTTTTTGCGAAGTATTCTTTTAATCTCTGCTACTATATCTTTATTCTTTAAGGTCTGCTTCTTTGATGAATGTTCCATTGATTGTCTTTCCTTTTCTTCCTTTTATTTCGTCATAAGCAAATTGTAAACACTCCTGTAATGTCATATCATGTTGTTGTGCCAATATGATTAATGTAACTACTGTATCGCCTATACCGTCTTTTAAAGCCTCTAAATTACCACGTGATAATGCTGCGCCGACTTCTCCTGCCTCTTCATAAAACTTCAACGCTTGTCTATCCGGATTGCCATTGTGCAAATCTTTATCCTTACTCCATTGTTCTACTTGTTTAATTAATTGATCTACTGTTAATTCCTTACTCATTTACTCGTCCTCCATTTTCTACTAAACTCTTTGAATTACTTTCCACTATCTTGTCGTACATCTTTGCTTTGCGATATACTTCGTTAAGCTCTTTGATTAGTAAACACCCGTCGTGTCCTGTAAAAGCTGTAGATGATACTATGCAGCGTTTGATAAACTCTCTATTGTCCATTGCAAGCCTCCAATTTCCGTCTTAATTCAGCTATATCCTTTATCAATTCATCACGTTGCTTACGTAAACTGTCACGTTCTCTTTTAGCTTTCTTCAATCTAGCGTCCATAACACTTGATACAAACTTAGCTTCTGCGTTCATTTACTACCCCTCATTCCATTTCGAGTTTTCTTTCAACAAGCCTGCACTTCTTAGATCATCATTCAAACTACGTTGCCCGTTTTCGTACCACACATTAGCTAGGTATCTACCGAACACATCGCTCTTGTAAGTCTGTACGTATATCTTCTTGCCTTCTACACACGATTTAGTAAAGTCGGTAGCTTCTTTATAGTTCTCTTGACCTCTTTCAGGTGTATCTACATTAAGTAACCTTACTCTACGTTCTGCAGTTGTCTTGAAGCCTAAATCCAGTAAAATATCTATCGTGTCACCGTCAACTACATTGGTACATATAGCTTGGAAAGTATATAAATGATTTTTTATATCTATCTCAAACACTCCTTTATTGATTAGGTAATCCATAACTCATTAATTCGTTATATAATATGTCATCTTGTAATTCACTTATTAAATTGCTTACTTCTTTATGCGTCATAGCTTTTATTTCTTTACGACTATAATCGGTAAGTGACGTTTGTCCTTGCAAACTACAAACGTATTCAACTTGTTTATCTGTTGCCATTCCTTATACACTCCCTGTTCTTTTTAATATCGTTTTCACTAACTTTCATCGTCACTCTGTTTCCTGCTATCTTAACCACAAAGCCTTTGACACCTATCTGTCGTAACTCCTGTTGTATTTCTGTAGGCGTCTTGCCTTGCGTGTTGTATCTGTATCGTTGAGATACCGTGTCACTTAGTAGCATTTATTTTGTCCTTAACTTCTTTTTGTTTGTTTAATAATTTAACAAAGTTGATTCCTGCTTTAGTTAAGTTACGATCAGTTGAAGTTAAATTAAGTTTGTTAATACGTACTAATTCTTTACGACTTATCAACGCTATATTTTCTTCGCTACAATCTGACCTGTTTTGGTTCAAGTGTATTAAGCAATATCCTTTTGGAACGGGTCCATGCTTTTGTTCCCACAAATAATGTGTGTATTGTTTCCAGCATTCGTTTTTAGAACCTCGTTTTTTGATTTTTATAAACTTATAACCGTCAGTAGTGATTTTTATCGTTCCTAAAGGAAATGTGTTATCGGGCTTTTGTCCTTTCTTAAATTGAGTTTCAGCGCTTCTACCTCTGGAAGGAAAGCTTTTACCTTTGTTCCAAGAAGGCACACCTTTTTTAAACTTACAATCAACCCCACTTCTTATTCTTTTTCTCGAACAAAACCCTTTCATTTTATCTGTAGTAACATCAGTGCCAAACTCCTTATTAAACATTTCTGTCATTTCTTTCTTAGTTTTACCTTTGATGTTATTACGAATATATTTTTCATGCTCATCAGTCCATACATGTCTCATGGCTATTACTCTCCTAACAACTTAGGCATTTCTGATTCTGCGTCTAATTTTTCATCTTTAAACTTTTGGGCTTGCAGCACTAAACTGCCGTTATTAATGATATTTTGAGCTACTTTAGAAACTGCACTAGATCTTTGTAACTCCTCTTTTAATTCTTCGCCTTTTAAATCTTCATCGCTTAATCTTTCTAATTGTGCAAATAAATGATTGTTTAAATCTGTCAATGTGTTTCTCATTTCATTAACCCTCCCATTTCTCAAATGCTCTGTTTAGATACCAACGCGCCTTGTCTAAATCTTCTTTACCGTTCTTACGATTAGCTCGACTTATATATTTAATTGCATTACCAATCGCAAATGCTAACTCTGGTTTGTAATCTCTAGTAACCTGCTCTATGAAATCTATAATTTCTATATCTCCATACGTGTAATGTGACGGGTGGCTAACCTTGTCATCTAACGTCTTTTCAACTTCTTTACTGGTTGGTTTAGGTACGCTGATAAAGTCATAATTATCGTCTATTTCAATAGTGCCAATGCCATCAACTTTTACTACCGCGACGTATTTTAAATAAAATACATCTTGATATACGTTCAATACTTGCCCGTACCTTTGCTTGTTGTCTCTATCAGAAAATTTTATATATTCTCCTATACTTAAATCTCCAACACTCATGATCTAACCACCTTTCTAGGAAAGATGTCATTCTCCATAAGGTGCGTGCACCATTCACCACGAGGGTGTTTTTGAGGCACTGTGAATAAGTGTGGTTTCTTACGTTTTAACTCTTGTAATCTGCGTTGCTTCATTCTCTCTTTATAACTAGCGATGTCGTTCTCTTTAGGTTTTAAACTATCCCACTCACTACGTCTTACTCCAATAGGTGCTTCTATTGCATCTTCAAACTTCCAACCAGATGCTAATCTTTGTCTTAAGATATCGGGATTGATATCTGCTTCTTTCATTTTCTCTACTACATCTGGTGTAATAGAGAAGTATTTATTTTTAACTCTCATTTTTGTCGATTCCATTTACTCCACCTCTATTAATTCAACTAGTTCAAAATCTTCATTCATCAACTCTTTGTCAGGACTGTTACTGATTAAATCTAAAATGCGTTCCTTTTCATCACTTGCAGTAATTTGATTGTTTACCCAAACTGGATACTTACATCTAACTTTCATTGTTGCTTCGACTGTGATTGTTTCTTCTCTGTTAGCCATTACTCATCACCTACTAATTCGCCATCTTTCCAGATGAGTGTCATTGTATCTCCATCTTTCAACCAAAATTCTTTGCTAAAATCATCTTTTAGTTCATTGATAGATTTTTCAACCCGTTTAACTCCACCACCATTTACAAATATTTCCAACATTTCTGGTATCTTTGTTTCTTCCGTAACTTCTTCTTCAACTTCTACTGTGAAAGTTTCATCTACAACGATTGAATACTCTATCGACACTGTTTGCACCATGTCAAAATACACAGAACCTCTGTCAATATTGCTATAAAATGTTTTTTCTTTAACACCATTCTTCCAAGCCCACTCAATCAATTCTGGTAATGTCATTTCAACTTTCTTTTTAATCTTTACCATCCTTCATCTTCTCCTTCTTACGTTTTTTGCGTACCTTGATTAGTTCTTCATACGTTATCCACTCTTGACCTGTGTATTTAGGCGCTTTACATATCCACGTGAGTGGTACTTCTCTGTTTTGATATCTAAATATCTTTGATTTTATTTTGGCTTCTGGAGTAGGCATACCTTTTACATCTATCACTTCGATTAGCTTGCCATCTTTCCATAAAGCAAAATCTGCTACATAGTTAATAGATCTGAAATTTTCAAATTTAGGTTGTAATTCGTACTTAGGTTGCAACTCTATATGGTCATATCCCTTACCTAAGTTACGTTCTAAATATTGGTAGAAGTCACATTCAATTTTGCTATCGAACACGACATCTTTATATTCAACTTTTTTAGAATTGTATTTACTCAAAACTCCACCTCAAAATAATAATTCGTTAATTGTCATTTGCTGTTGCAGTTCTTCTTTTCTGAACAACTTGTACTTATGTTTCAGTTTTTCTAGTTCATCTTTCGTTACCGTTCCTGAGAATGTGTTTCTAAAGTGTATGCCTGCATAGTTACCTAGTTTGAATGTATCTTCTCCTAACGGCGTTACACTGCACATTTTCCAACCGTCAATCTGATATAACGTGTATTGCTTTTCAAGTCCGTCGATAAGTCCCATCTGGTTGCCTCCACTTCGTTTCATTCATGATTAACTCTTTCACTTCTTCATAATCGTCAAAGGGTTTAATGGTTCTAGTATCAAGCAGCCTTTTAACTGCCCACCCAGACTCAATTAATATTTTGGCTATGGTCGGATCTTCTTTATAATCCTCTCGATACATAAAACCTAAAAGTTGCTGATACTCATAAACTTTCATCCATAAAACCTCTGCGTTTTCTTGTAGAAATCAAGGTGTGCCACCCCTGTTTCTCCGTCTTTATTTTTAGAAATAATGAATTCAATTTCCGACTTGCCTGTAATGTTGTCTTGTTGGTCTTGGTCGTAATAATCGTCACGGTATAAGAAGAAAATCATATTCGCGTCTTGCTCAATTCCTCCTGCTTCTCTTAAATCAGACATCATCGGACGCTTATCACTACGACTTTCTACACCTCTACTTAATTGAGATAGTGCGATAATGATACAACCTGTTTCTTTAGCTATAATTTTTAAATCACGAGAAATCTTTTCAACTTCTAATCGTCTATCACGTTGAGGAACATCTGATTGCATGAGTGTAAGATAATCAATAAATATAACGTGAGGTTTGTCTGTTTTTTGAGATGCGACTTCTCGAACATCTTGTGGTGTCATTTGTGCTTGGTCCTCAATCTTTAAAGAATTACATTTTTTTATTTGATCTATAGCAGACATTACCGATGAAACTTCATCATCATTTAATCCGTTGCCTTGCTTAATTTTAGATAGTGGAATATTTGTTATTGTTGCAACTAATCTCTCAACGATATTGTTACCTCCAGTTTCTAAACTAAAGAACGTTGTAGGATATCCACGCTGCGCGATATTCCACATCATTGTTAATGCAAGAGAAGTTTTACCTAACGAAGGTCTTGCACCTAATACATTCAACTGACCTGGTTCAAAACCAATGATTTTGTTATCTATAGAAGCAATACCAGTTTTAATAAATTGTTTTGGTTCATCAGATAGAATATTTTCTACAACTTCAGCTAGAAAACTATCAGTAGCGTCTGCTTTTTTTATTGTCATACCTTTTAATTTCTCTAATTCCTCTACCAAATAATTAAAATTTTCTTTATTCGGCATTGATTGATACTCTGTCAGCTTCTCACGAGCTTGTGACAAAACGTATTCTTGTAATAGGTTCAATTGGTCGTCCATAAAAAACGCCTTGTCAGTGCCATCTGAGTTGTATAAACGACCTAATCGGTCAGTAGATATAAATTCATTATCATCACGACTTTTAAAGTAGATCTGGTTTACATCGACCTTCCCTTGCTCTAGTGCATACTCAATGAACACTCTTAATTTTTCATCAGTAAACATTTCAGGTTTCAATCTGAATTTACTTAGTAACTCTGGGTTACGCATGAGGTTAGATATAATAGATTCTTCGGTACTCAACACATCAATACTCATCATCTAACCCCCAATCCTCTTTCATCTTTTGCCATTGTTTTCTTAATTGTTGCCTTCTCTCTCTAAACTCTTTATCGTGTTGCATTCTATATTTATCAGTTTGTTCTTCTGGTATCACTGCGCTTTTCATTTCTGGTGGTTTGCGATCAATAATTTGTGCAATCGTAGGTTTATAACGACTTTCTCTAACATATTTCTTTGTTTTGTGTAGTGTTCTGTCGAAATCCCCATATTGTGTGAGTTGTTCTACCCAAAGGTTGTACTTAATTTTATTGAATTTCATATCGTAGACATTATTTATTAACTCTAATATTTCAATTGCCTCTAGTTCAGTCATTGACATAATGTCTAACCTCCTAATAGTTCCTGTTTCTTCTTAGCTAGGTAATCATCTTCTTTATTGTTTCTAGGTTTAATTTTAGATATTGCTTTCTCTTTAGTATTGACACCGTCTTTATTCCAGTTTTCTAATACTTTGATAAGGTAGTTAACACCTTTGCTATTTTCTCTGCAGTAATCAGTAGCTACAGTAACGATCTCTAGTTTATTATCTTTAAAATCCTTTATAGCTTCTTCTAGTTGTTGTGCTTTTAATGGACTTTGTATGATTTCTAAGTTATTACTAATATATTGAAATGATTTTGATGTCTCGTCACTGTCTCTATTTATTCTTGTATTATTAATTCTTGTATTATTCTCTTCCGTCTTTTTATGGATAGGGTCTCCACTTTTTTGTGGATACCCCTCTCCATGATTTGACGGATAGGGTGCTGTAATATAAATTCTTCGTTCAGTTACAGTCATGTTTTCATCTCTAATAACCACTGTGTCGATATATCCTTTTTCTTTTAAGTTGCTTATCCAAGTAGATACAGTTTTTTTATGAACGTTATATAGTTCTGCAAAGTAGTTATTACTAGCATATGAATATCCGTATTTATTGGACAAAGCAGTTAATTCGCCATACATAATAACTTCCATTGGTTTTAACTCTTTATCATATCTAACGTGTGCTGGAATGATTGAGTAATAGTTAGGTTGTTCTTTCAATCATCTCTCACTCCTTTCAGCATTTTGTTTAGTCGTTCATCCACAGACACCCAACTGTCTGTTAAGTGATATTTGTTATTAAATGCGTCCATGCCTATTTGATGCTGTTCGTTGTGATGAGATCTACATAGAGCTAACACTTGATTTCCGAAATGATTAATCTTCGTTCTATCTCTGCCACGTCCTACCGCAAATCTATGTGCTAAGTCGGAATGTGGTTTACCACAGATAACACAGTTACGATTGACTGTTGACCAATATAGAAATGCTTTATCATTTTTGAGTAAGTCACTCGTCTTATAATTAAGTGGTATATCGTTGTGAAACACCCAGTCGAGAATAACTTCTATAACTTGTTTAGCTTGTTCTCTTGTGCAATCACTCAATGAGAGACGTTTTTCATAGCCATAGAGAACTTCTACGTAATCCATGAACAAATACCTCATATAGTCGCGTGGTTGTCCTGTGTAAGCTTCTATGTCGTTACAGAGAGCAAATACTTTTCTACGCTGCTTATCTGTAATCTTGAATGGATCTACAACTCTTACATCTGCTTCTACTTCGTAACCGTTGTCTAAAAGCAATGATGTTTTGTTATCTAGTTCTACTCCTTTGATGACTACAGTCGTTGTACCGTCATCTTCTGTAATGTAGTTTTTTATTACTACCATCTAATCAGTCCAATCAGAAAGGAAGCTCCGATTCCGAAATATCATTGATACCATTATCATTTGCAAACGGGTTATTGCCTGCTGGCGCTTGTCCTCTTTGTTGTTGAGGTTGATTGTTTTGCTGGTTACTACCTTTGCTATCTAAGAATTCAATTCTATTTGCAATCACTCGTACTACTGAACGATTGTTACCTTCTTTATCTTGGAAACGGTCTTGCTTCAAGTTGCCTTCGATTAAAACTTTGCTTCCCTTACCGCAATAGTCGTTTAATAGTTGGGCAGTTTTGCCAAACGCTACGATGTCAAAGAATGATGTGTCATCTTTTTTGAATGGATTGTCCACTGCCATAGAGAAGTTAGTTACTTGTGTTTGTCCTGCTTGTTTAAGTTCTAAATCTTTAGTGATACGTCCTGTCAAAATTGTTAAGTTAGTCATTATTTCGCCTCCGTATATTTTTTAGCCATTGTTTGAATTTTGTTGATTGTATTGATTGCTTGTTGTTCTGACATTGACGAATAGTTTTGTATGCCAAAAGTTTGTTCTGCTTGTTGTTGAGATACTTCTTTTCCTAACGATTTCATCAAGTCGACAAATTTAAGTATTTCTTCTTTTAGAACGCCGACTGTTTGACTACTTACTTTGTTGTACTTTTCTTGCTTTTGTTTTGCGTCTGCGTCATCTTCGTCAGTCGGAATATTGAAGAATTTCATTAAGAAATAACGCTCTGCGTATGTGAGTGCTGTTCCGTGCGCTTTAGATACGTCGTCTTGTTGTCCTACTGCAAAGAAAGGAACCTCCAACACTTCTTGAGGGTTATCTGCGTTAATCCATTTATATGTGAGTTTTAATTTAACGATGTGTTCCGGCTTACCTTTTGCATTTTTAGTTTCAGTGACTTCTTCATGCTCTGTGTAAGGCACCAATAACAAGTTGTGTTCAATCATTTTGTTTCTGATTCTGTGAAGTACTTGCGATCCGCTCACATATGAATAGTTGTAACCTTTAGTGTCTTTGGTAAAGCCATCAATATTTGCCTTAACATCTGCTATTTTTTGATATAAATTAAGTTGTTCAGTCATACTCAACCTCCTCATATTCAGTTGTTTCAGTTACTTTCTTTTTAATTGCTCTGTGCTTAGTCATGTCGATACTCACATCTTCTAGTCCTGCAAATTCTCTTGCTCTCCGTCTATCTCTTGAATAAGAAGTATCTTCTTCGTTGTTAGGTTTATTAGTGATATACAGGTCGAAAGGAGCGTCTTTCAATTTAATTAGGTATGTCACTGTTTCTTTCAATCCCAATCACTCCTTTACGCAATATATCGATTGTTCTTTCCATGACTTTGATTGTTTCACTTTGTGTTTCGCACGATTCTATAGCTTTTCTGAAATCTTTTCTAAGTTCAAAATATTTATCGCATATATCTTCGTAACGTTTATTTAAAAAGTCGTAGTCACTTCGCAAGAAATCTAAATCTATTTGGCTTTTGATTAGTTGAGAGTATTCTTCTCTAGTCAACTTGACTGTAATTACCTCTTCCATTTCTTTCCTCCTGTGCTATAATAAGCATGTAATGTTTGTAATTCTTTCGATTTCGACTGTTACTTGTTGGCGCAAGTTTCAGTCTTTTTTGTTATCTCAAGCCACTTTTCCCAGAAGAATGTGCTAAAGATTAGCGTTAACATCGCAATTCCTAATACTGTTGTGAAACCACCTCCTAAAAGTAATGTGATGATCATCGCGATGAACATCGTCATATAGCTAAGTAAGTACTTCATTTATCATCCTCTTCTTTCATTTTTAAAAGTTTTTCTATATATCCTCTTTCTAATGCGAAATCAAATAACATTTGTTGAATATGTTCGGGCATAAAAACCATTCCTTTCGTGTATAATCACCTCTAAGGAGGTGTTGTTATGAATAAAATCAAACCAGATGAACTACAAGATCTTTTTAATCAACGCAATGAACGCGCTAAAGAATTGATGGACACATTTAGAAATGAGAATCCAGATAATAACCCTTTAGTAATTAGTGGTTATAAAACTCGTGCTGTTAGAGAAGCTAACGACGAAATGCTTTTTCAACTTTTAAAAAAACTAGATTTATTAGAAAACGGATGAATTTGAATTCTTTTCATTTTGTTTGTTAACAATTTTAGTTATTTCTCTTTCATCAATTCCTGAAATTACATTTATCTTTGGTTTCTTAGCACTTCTAATCTCTTCCGCCAAGATGACGATTAGGAGTGCTATTTTTAGTTTCTTTAGCATTGCTAAGCCTCCTTTTCTATTACTGGTAAAATGTCATGTTCTTTCAGTAACTCGTAGATGAATAAACGGCCTTTTTGCGTCCACTTGGTATTCATTCTTACTGATGTACTCCCATCTTTATGCTCGATTTCTGTAGTTGATGAATGTGTGTAACCTTTAGCGTGTAGGTTAGAATATAATAACCACTGTCCAGATTGTTTATATTGAACTTTCAGTTCATGCAGTAATTTGTTTAACGCTTGAGCCGACATTCCGTAATCTTTAGCAATCTGACCCACTGTAACTAAACTTTTATTGTTTAAAATTGTGTCTAGATAAGATGCTTTAGGTTCGTATTCGGCAATCTTTTGTTTTTGCATACTGTTTTCTAGTTGTAACTGTTGTTTCTCTTTTTGTTCCTCTATCCAAAGTTCAGCACGTTTGACTGGATCCTCAATCATGTAACTTGCGATAGGTTGTTTGAGTTGGTTTTCCATTTCGTTAAATTTATTGATATACGCCATTTTGAAATCGTTGTGACCCTGAATGTTGAACATGTATAAAGTGAAACCGTCTTTAGTTAGTAGATATTCTCTGTTACGCTTGCCATTTCTAGCTTTATATTGATGAGGAATTAATAGGGTCGAAATGTCGGCTCTACTCTTTTTAATCATTTCATCGATACCTTCTAAAACATGTTTATGTTGTCTGCCTATTTCCTCTGCTACTACTCGACTAGAAACGACTGCTCCTAATTCTGAATTATTTTCAATTTGTATTTTTTGTAATGCTTGCATTTGTTTTCCTCCTTTAAGTTAAAACTTTCTTTTTACGTAAGTCTTTGCTAAAAAAAATATCTCTTCCTTCTTGAGGCGTTAAATCTAACGCGAAATAAATTCCATTTATTACCGGATATGAAGGTTTAGTTCTTCCATGTATCATATTGGACAATGTATCTCTATTAACACCTATTTCTTCAGAAAGAGTTTTGATGTTGTGTCCTTTTAAAGCCATTTTTGATTTTAAAAGTTTAGTGTCGATAGGCATTTTCTTTTCACCACCTTTCGTATTACGTAAGTAATCTTATCATGGCTGTACAAAATAGGTCAAGCATTTTACGAAAGTTTTTAAGAAAAAATATTGCAAATGGCGAAAGTCTTCCTTATAATATAGTTATCAAGTAAAAGGAGCTGTATTACGATGTGCTTTTCAAAAAGAATGAAACAATCAAGAGAAAAACAAGGTATGACTTTAGCTGAACTAGGAAGAAAAATCGGTAAAACTGAAGCTACTGTACAACGTTATGAAAGTGGAAATATCAAAAATCTTAAAAATGATACTATCGAAAGCATAGCTACGGCATTAAATGTTAACCCTGCATTTTTGATGGGTTGGATAGATGAAAGTGATGAACAACCACAACATCGTGCAGCTCATCTTGAAGGTGAATTAACAGATGAAGAATGGCAACGTGTGCTAGATTATGCAGATTATATAAGAAGCAAACGCAAATAAAGGGTGTTTTTATGGGGTTATATGAAAAAATGTTAATAGAACATGATTATATAGAAGTCAGAGAGACAAATGTTATGCCTAATAACCTACACGGTCTATGGTTAGGTGATTTAATTTTAATTAAGCGAAACTTATCAGAAGTACGAAAAGCCGAAGTATTATACGAAGAACTAGCACACCATAAACTTACATATGGAAACATCTTAGACCAATCTAAATTCAACAACCGTAAATTTGAAAACTACGCTAGGCGTTACGGATATGAAGCTGCTCTACCTTTGCGCATTCTTGTGGAGGCGCATAACTATGGTGTTAGTAACTTATATGAATTAGCTGAATATGTTCAATTAAGCGAAGAATATATAGCAGAAATATTGAAACATTACAAAAATAAATATGGTATTGGAACTAACTACGGAGAATACTTAATTACATTTGATCCGTTAAGAGTTTTTAAATATAAAGAAATATAAAAAAAGGAGAAATGTAGAATGAAAAAACCGCCGCATAACCGACTTACATTTAAAGAAAGTATGACAGAAGGCAAATATCTGACGACAATAACTAAAGAAGAAAAAATTCGTTATAAAAAATTATCTATTGAAGAAAAAAGAAAAGTATTAAATGATTTCAACGCTTCTACACCGAAAAAGGACGACAAAGTTAGCTTATTCGATTATATGAAACGCACTATGTTAAAACATGGTTTAGACGAAGTGACTTCTATTACAGAAAATGCTGTTTTAAAAAACGAACCAGGCAAACATATCGACAGTTTTATGACGCGATTAAGTAGTTTTTCAACAACAAAAGATGGAACAACTGTTTTCACATATGAGTTAATCAATCAAAACTTTGTCGTTATAAAAATATTAGATGAACAACTGAAACAAAATAAAAAGATAATAGAACAAAATAACGAAATTATCAGTTTACTTAAACAAATAGCTAATAAAGGAGCAATGTAGAATGAAAAAGGTTTTAGTTTTAATTTTAAGTTGTTTGTTGGTGTTAGGGGCATGTGGACAAGATGAGGACAAAAACAAAGAAGATGATGCTAAAAAGGTTGAAGTTAAAAAGAAGGAAGAAAACAAAAAAGATAAACAAAGTCAATCTAAAGAACAAAAACAAGAAAAACCTTATAACAATGATGACGAACCAATTTTAAATGATAACAGAAATGCAAACGACAACAATTCAAATCAACAGAACAATAAACAAAATCAAAATGTAGATAAAATTGATAACAATGCGTACAACCAACAGCAAAACGGTCAAGTAAATCAAAAAGAAAATACAGAAAATGGACTTGACCCAAACTTCGTACGACATAATGACAACATGGTAAAAGAATGGCAAAATCAAATGCGAGAACACAACGAAAACTTTAATCCTGAATCTGGTGGAGATTTGTATAACGTCGAAACCGGTAACTACGTTGATGATGAATAAAATTATGGGGTAGTCCACCTACCCTTATTATTTTTTTTACTTTTTTAAGGGGTGATGAATTATGAACGTAGCTATTTACGTTCGTGTCAGGTCAGTACATTAGAACAAAAAGAACATGGCTATTCTATTGAAGAACAAGAAAGGAAGCTCAAATCATTTTGTGAGATAAACGATTGGAGTGTATCAGATGTATTTATTGACGCTGGTTTCTCTGGCGCTAAGCGTGACAGACCGGAATTACAACGTATGATGAATGATATTAAACGGTTTGATTTAGTTTTAGTGTATAAGTTAGACAGGCTTACACGTAATGTGCGTGATCTACTTGATTTATTAGAGGTATTCGAACAGAATAACGTAGCATTCAGAAGTGCTACTGAAGTTTATGATACATCTACAGCTATGGGTAGACTGTTTGTTACGTTAGTTGGTGCTATGGCAGAGTGGGAAAGAGAAACCATTAGAGAGCGTGTTATGATGGGTAAACGCGCAGCGATTAAACAAGGTATGATACTCACACCACCACCCTTTTATTATGATCGTGTAGATAACACTTACATTCCTAATGATTATAAAAAAGTAGTTTTATGGGCATACGACGAAGTGATGAAAGGTAATAGTTCAAAAGCTATAGCTAGAAAATTAAACGATTCAGATATACCACCTCCTAATGGCAAAAGGTGGGAAGATAGAACAATAACGAGAGCGCTAAGAAACCCTATAACAAGAGGTCATTATACTTGGGGAGATGTATTTATAGAAAACTCTCACGAGCCTATTATTACCGAAGAAATGTATCAACAAATAAAAGAAAGGCTAGAAGAACGAATCAATACTAAAATAGTCAGTCACGTATCAGTGTTCAGAGGTAAATTTATTTGTCCGAGATGTGGTGGCACATTAACAATGAATACAGTGACAAGAAAGAGAAAGAAAGGTTATGTTACCTATAAAACGTATTATTGCAACACATGTAAAGCTAAAAAGGAGAGTTTCGGTTTTTCAGAGAATGAAGCATTGAGAGTGTTTCGTGACTACCTATCTGAATTAGATTTAGACAAATACAAAGTAAAGACAAAACAAAACGATGATGTTGTTACTATTGATATAGATAAAATTATGGAACAACGTAAAAGGTATCATAAATTATATGCTAAAGGGTTAATGCAAGAAGAAGAATTATTTGAATTGATTAAAGAAACAGACGAAACAATCGCAGAATATGAAAAACAAAAAGAATTAGTACCCAGAAAAATACTAGATATAGATAAGATAAAAAGTTTTAAAAATGTATTGTTGGAATCATGGAATATATTCTCGTTAGAAGATAAAGCCGACTTTATTAAAATGGCTATTAAATCTATAGACATAGAGTATGTAGAGCTTAAGAATAGGCATTCCATTGAAATAAAAGAGATAGAATTTTATTAACATATGTACGGAAGTATAGACACTTGATTAATATTTAATGTGTATACTTCCGTATTTTTGTTTATAGAACCCGTTGAATTCGACGGGTTTTGATTATCCGTGTCGAAATCGAGGCGTTTGAAATAAAAAACCACCACACTCAAAAGAATGTGGTAGCAAAAATTATAAAGGAGTAAAAAAGATTAAATTGTATGTAATTTAATTGTAGCATAGATCGTGTAACCAATGTAGTGTTAAACTATGTTTTTTTAATATCAATCTAACATCTACATATTATAGACATAATTATAATTTATAAGAGGGTAGCCATAGCGACTACCCTTGTATAATGACGTGGTGATTTAATTATATCACACTAAGATTTTTCGATGTAATCACTATAATACGCCCACCGATATTTTTCACCTGTATTAGGATTACGCCCTGCATATTTCCTTTTCCCTCTGCAAACCATGACAATGTTATTTTCTTGTTTTAAATCAACTTCATCTATAGCTTCTTTAATACTTCCGAAAATTTTATTATCGTTTAATCTAACAACTTTTCTAGTATTGTTTTTAGCTCCACCCCTCGGATTATATTCACCTAATTTTTTAAGAATAGACACTATTTTCTTTCTATATAATCCTGTTTCCCTGCTAATTTCCAAAAAAGATATTCCTTTTTTGTGTTGATCAATTAAGTACTTAACATCAACATTTAATATACGCGTCATTACGGCGTTTTTTAAACTGTTTTTGTCGTAAACATTTAATATATCACTTAATTTTGAGTTTTTTATTTCTTTTAAAATATAATCCATATCAGATTTACTGCAGTTTATAGCTACATAGTCCATTTCATTCTTTAAGCAATATTCTTCTTTAATTTTGTCTGAAAACAACATTCTATCGTTATACCACTTAGAGTTTTTTCTAACATCATAATGCTGTTCGCCATGCATTTCTATACATATATTTTCTTTTGGTAAATAAAAATCAAAAGGCAACACATCTTTATAAACGCAATTGTCAAATCTCATTTGTGAAATATAAAAGATGTTGTTATCCTTTAATAATTGTTCCATTAACCTTTCTGAATAAGATCTGTTATCAGCACACACTTTACATTTAAAACCTCTTCTTTTGATTTCTCCAGGGCTTTTTACTAGTTGTGTTTTACAATTAGGGCATACCCACAATATTTTTTGGGTGCTAGAACTACCTAGTTTTTTAGCGTGTTCTTTATCTTTAACAAATCTTCTGAGATAATCATTTTCATAAACCGTTTCTTTTATTGGCATAATTCCACCTCGTTAATTAATACACCTTATTATACCATTTTTTATGTAAAAAAAGCGGGTTTCCCCGCTTGATATAGTTATTTCCACTTTATCTTTCCATATAATTTCTTCTCTTTTTTTATCCGTTCTTGTTTGTCAGTAATTTCACCCAAAGCGCAATAAAAATAACCAGAACTAGGATTAGTCGGGTATTTAAATTTACCCCACCATAATTTTTTCTTAGTGTCTTTGTATAATTGAACAATATCTACCCAATCGTCTTTTCCGTACAACCAAGAACCTTTTTCTACAATTTCGCCGTTGGGTTTTTTTCTAACTTTAATTGTTGTGTTCGGATAAAATCTACCTTTCCAATCCCATGTTTTTTTTACACTTTTAACTTTACCTGCACTTGTACCTCCAATTGGCTTGCCGTTAATAGCGCTTGCTATTGACTTTGTGAAAGGTTTTATATTTTCATTAATATACTTCATATCTTTATATGAAGTAATGAACCCCAATTCAACAAGTCTATAGTCTATACCAATATCATTAGCAACATTACAGTTTAATAAGTCGTTACGTTGAGTTATCCCTCTTATAGTACCAACACTTTGTTTTAGTGCTGCTTGGATGTTTTTATCCGTTATATTAGCAGGATAACCGGCTGGAATGATTGTATGTCCACCTGTAGCTTTAGGACCTGCACTATCTAAATGAAATTCAATAACAGTATCATATCCTTGAGATTTTACCCAATATAAGCCATAATCTCTGTGATTACCGACTCTTACTCCATAGGCTGTATCCTGATACATATCTTGCTTTTTTCCATATATACCAACAGTATGTCCTGCATCTTTCAAATATTTTGATACATTATCAACAATGTTTTTTCTTATAAAATCACGTTCGTTATAACCATTACCAATAGCACCAGGATCATTATACCCATGACCAGCAACGATCATCACTTTTCTTTTTTTAACTTTTTTTACAGGTTTAGGTTTAGTTGTTTTTGCTTTAATTTTACTTACTTTTGTTTCTTTAGAATACAGAGGTTCTACAAAATACATATCAGGGTGATATTCGTGGTATATTGTTTGAGCAACCTCTGGCGGATTATTTCTTGCCCCGCCATACCAATTTTGATCCAAACTATAGAAATAATTTTGAGTAGCACTTTCTATAATAGCAACATGACCACATCCGTTACCATATTCGTAAGGAAAAACAACTAAAGTACCTTTTTTAGGAATATAAGAGTTATAATTTTTTACAACATTCGCGTATCCGTTAAAATCATTAACAAAAGGTATATCTTTAGCGTACATACCACTTAAAGTATGACCTGTTACGTAGTACCAATATTGATTGGCTAAATCAAAACATTGTGCGCCATAAACACCGTCGAAATCCCACCAATAACCTTTTAACCTGTCTAAATAAGCATGCGCTTGATTTCTAGTTTTATTTGTCATTAATCATTACCTCCAATTGGTGCTTTACCATTTGTGTTTTCTGTACCTGCTTTAACTTCATGCAATTTTTGTTGTCCTTTTTGTGCTGCGTGAGAGAAATTATTGTTTTTCCACCAAGTCCACAAAGAAATTGCACCAGTAATAATAGAACTGATAGTCACTTCGTCTACCGGAATAGGTGAAATATGTTTCGTAGCTAAAAATTGGTTAACCCAAGCTAAAATAAATACGATTGTTCTTACAATTGAACCTACATCTGTTTTCATACTCATATCTCCTTTTAGATAAATTAAAAAGCCAACGCATTGCGTTGACTCGATTTTATTTATTCTCTTTTATTAACTTTTTATCTTCGATAGAATGATCATTATAGATATATTTAACCTCTATAGATCCTTCAGAAGTTTCATCTAATATGCCTAAAACATCAGGATTAGTCGTGATATTATCTATCTCTTGTAATTTAATAGGTTCGTCTAAACTATCGAATTTTACAATAGCGTTGACTTTGAACTGTTTAGGCAACTCTGTTTTAGTGCTGTAACAATAGTTTATAAAATCTTGTAAATTAAAGAGCTTTTTGTTTTCTAGATTAGATACATAACCATTAAACATCCATTCTAAGTTACTTTTTAAGATTTCATCGACTTCATTGCCGTCAGTAAATATAGCAACTTGTATAGGCTCAACTACACCCTCTGTATATTGTAATAACCAATAGTCAATTGTTTTCTTATTAGATAACCAATCCTCTTTCATTATCTTAACTACTTCTTCGGCGATAGGTTTAGCCATTAGTTCAATCCATTGCCCTTTTTCTTTGTCGAAAATTTTAGGTATAGCTTTCATTATTCATTACCTCCAGTAGTATCAATCCAAATTTTAGTTGTGTCATTAGGGGCGTTCTCTCCAATAACAAAATTTTCTTCGCTTTCAGTTTGATTCTTAATTAATCCGTTTTTTACACCGTATTCAATCATTTCTTGCCATAAATCATGATTTTGTGTATTGATCAATTGCCTACCAATCACACTCTCTGTTACTTGAATTTTCGCTTTATTGTCGGACGGGAATACATACTTGTTATCCACCCATATTTCTAATGAATACGTGTTTGCAGGGATAATTTGATTGATTACAACATCACACACATAGGCATTGTCATATTGCCTAACTGTAGTGTCGTAGATATATTTGACACCTGTACTGTCAGTGAGAAAAACTTTTGCAGGCAATCCTTCTAATTTTAAGTCTTCGTTGTTATTGTCAGACAAGATGTATCGCATGTGCGATAAGTCACCTTGTTTAATGCGATTGCCGTCTTGTGAGTCATTTAAATTAAGTACATTTATTAACATTAGAAACCACCCTTCAATTATTAAAGGCTACCCACCGTCAGTGAGTAGCCTTGTTATCTATATTTATCTCGAATGTAGTACATACCTTTTGTACCAACTGTTTTGTATAATTTACTAATGGTTGATGCTTGGAAATTACACCATTCGATAGCAGTAGCATATTGCATACGACCTGGATTGCTAGGATTCCAACGCATTCTGTATAATGTGTTTTTACCTTTGTTAAAGTATTGTTTCCTAACGAACTTAGCGCCACCTATAATACCATTACGTGGACTCGTCCACCCTTGACGTCTAGCGTATCCTATAGAAGCGTTAGGGTTGTTGTCGTAAGCTGCAATACCAAAGTAGTTGTAGATACCATAACGTCCACTAGCAAAGTTACTACGGCCATATCCACTCTCTAAGAAAGCGTGAGCGATTAAGTAAATTTCATTTACATTGTACTTCTTACAACCGTCTGCAAAAGCTTTACCTTGTCCAGATAAAGTGCCTTTACCTTTAAGTATCTTATTCAACTTACTTACTGATATACCTTGATATTTTCCTAAATCTAGCATTTGATAGCGTTGAGTTGAACTATTCCATATAGTGTTAGGATTCATATACTTACTTGTTTGTGACCTAGAAGCATTACCCCAACCCCAACTATAAGATTTTTGAGGCATGCCATGAGCCATTTGTGCATTAAGCGCTTGTTGGAAAGTATATTTACTTTTCTCTACAACTACACGAGGTTTATTTGAAGTTCTGTTTGTCGTTTTACCTGTCGACTTATCGTTCTGTGAAGGATTGTCGACCGAAGTTTTAGGTTTAATTTTTATCTTTGTCTTTGTAGTTGTTGTAGTAATTGTTTCTGTAAGTAATTTATCTCTTTTCAAATATAAACCGATAATTTTCTTCTCGACTTCTTTATATTTACTTTCATCAGGAATACCATTTTTGATTAAGTCGTAATTGATTAAATCTTTCATAGAACGCCATATGTTAGGATCTGCTTTGATTGACGATTCAGAAAGTTTCACCTTACTCCAACTTAGCAACCAAACGCCGTAGATTAACGCTCTGATTTGATTGAGCATGAATTGGCGTTTACTATCCGTTTGTCCTCCGCAAACTTCCATAACAAGCCAACCTGGATGTTCTGGTGCTTCTTCTGAATCAGGTCTAGGTGTCCATACACGCTCACGGTCAATATATACATGAGGGTATTCATCTTCATTCACATATTTATTACGTTGTAAATACAATTCTTCAACAGAACGCATATGTGTACTCTCTTTGATATATATACCTTTTACCTTCCCTATCAACTTTTGCCCTTCAACCATATAATGATAAATATATTCCAAATCATCGTCTAAATCGTATGCGAATGATGTATAGGAAACTTTGGTAATCTCTTTAGTTATAGGTTTTGTTTGTTCTTTTGTGTTTTTAGAAGTGTTGTCATTAGAAGGTTTGGACGGTGTACTACTTGGTTTCGATGGTTTCTTAGTTTCTGCGTGGTAGGGAGGTCTGACAAATCCGCTTATACCGTTATAACTATGTTTAATTTTCGCGCCAGGTGAGCCTGTATAACTATTTGCACCAATCCAATTTTGATCCACACTAGTAAAGTAACTTTTGGTAGACGGACCTATGACAACAGCAGTATGACCAACACCGTTATTAAAGGAGCCCTTTCCCCAAACTGCCATGTCACCAGGTTTCGGAACAAAGTTTCTAGTGTTTCTATAAAATTTGAAGCCTTTAGGGTATCTATACCATGCCATAGCAATCGCATTTCCTGTTGTTTTAAAATGCCAATATCTATTGAAAATGTAGTTTGGTAGATCCCAACACTGCGTTTGTATTTAACTTAACGCCTTTCCCCGCATTAATTTCTTAATACGCTTGTGTAACGTTAAATTGCTCTATAAAAAGAGCCTCATGCTTTCACATGAGACTAGACTATATCTTAATATTCATTTTTAGCTTTTTTATAAGCTAAGTGTGCTTCTTCTGCAGTTTCATAAACACCTAAGTATATAAATTTCTTGTTTTTGTAAAGTTGCGCTTGATATTTGTTTAGATGTGGTTTGTAAGTTACTCCTGTATATCCTGTCTTATTATGATATTTTCGTCGATTGTTTGAATTTTCTTCATGACTAACCCATCTGCAATTTGATGGTTTATAATCGTCATCGTTGTTAATTCTGTCTAATTCAGCACCTTCGAATGGTACATCCCCCATATCTTTGTAGAATTGCATAAAGTCATCTTTCCACTCATCACAAACCTTTATACCTCTACCGCCATATGCGCTGTAAAAATCATAATTAGAGTTGTAACATCGTTGCTTCATACCTTTCCATTTATTATAAATTAAAGTTCCAGTCATACCGTGTTTTTTAGAATGACTAACTTTATTCAAACAACCACAACTTTTAGAATAACCATTTTTAACTTCGGTACCAATCATTATTTTTTCATTGCCGCATCTCGTACAGTAACATTTATATAGTTTCTTTTTATGTTTATTTCTGCCATAAAACTCTAGAACTTTAAGATAATTAAACTGCATTCCTACAATGTCCATTTGACCACTCCTTATCAATCGTCAAATACATTGTATCACACATGAATATTTAATGCACTGCCTATCAATTGATAGTACATAGTCGTTGAAGCTTCCTCTACTATTACCATAGAGGCTTGCCTGCTGATTGCCCAATCCTTAATATTTTTTAACTTTCACGCTTACCGTTACCAGTTACGTTGTAGTTATTAAGGCTCTAAGGGTGTCCCAGCAATTCACATTATTTTTTTATATGGAACCCATTAATTAAGCTCCATAATAACCATCTACATCAACTCTTCTGCCAATCATCCTTTTTGCCCATGCTGCAACTTCCGAAGCAGTAGGTTTTCTTCTTTTAGGACTAGGTAATCCCATATATCCACCTCATTTCTGGGATAATAAAAAGCCGACTAAAAAGCCGGCTTTGTTTCTCAATTATTTACATTTACCAAACCAGAAACATTCCCAAAAACTTGCACCTAAAAATAATCCGAACATGGTAACTCACCTCCTTTAAACACCGAAAAACATTCTTAATACTGCTACGATTAAAGAACCAGCTATAGTGCCAACCAATCCTAAAACCCACATTTTAATGTCTTTGATGTTTTTTTGATTTTCTTTTTTGTTTTGAGATTCTAATTCTCTCTCTCTGTTGATAGAGTCCAAAGTGAAATTCATTTTTTGATTAATCAAATTTTGATTGTGTTGTCCGTCTTTTATCTGTTCCAAAGAGTTGAAGATTTTTTCGTCGTTATCTTCCAATCTTTTTATACGTCTTTCGTAATCCCCTCTTTGGCTACTTTCTGTCATATAAACACCTACTTCACTTAAAATAAAAACCACAAGCTATTTAACTTGTGGTTCGTAATCTTTACCTGTAGTTTCTTTAAATTGTTCCGGAGTAATCCAACCAACTCTAACAAACTTTTTGAAAGTTTCGTCAGTGTATAATTTTTTCTTATATAAATCGATTACTACTTTATCCATATTACGCTTCCCCCAATTTTTGATTTGCTTGTTCTTCAGTTATTAGTGCGATGTTCTGCTTCAAACTCATAACTTCTTCTTGTAAATCGACAACTAAGCTAGTTAATTTAGCTATAGCAATATCTTTGTCATCAACAGGAATTTCTACTTCAGGCAACATCTTTTCTAGCTCATCTTGGGTTTGTCCAACCCATTGTTTACCGTCATAATAGCAAGGTAAGATAATACCTTGAGGAGGTTGGTTCTCTGTCCATTTTTCATCAGGATAAACATATTCATCTTCTTCGTTTTTGTGAACAATAATTGCTTGTCCATTTTTCCATAAATAAACTACTTTCATTTCATCACTCCGTCCATTCATATTGACCGTAAATATAATCTGTATCAGTCCACGCTGATGGATCTACAGTAGCGTCAAAATTCACTGTTCCTGATGTGTTCAACGAAATACGTCCGCTGTTTTTGTTTCTAGGTGCACTTATTGAGAAAAACATTAAGTTTTTGACGAATTCTTTAGGTAAAAGTGCAATAGTCTGTCCATGTTTGATAGTTGTAGCATTAATGCGTAACATTTTCTTAGTAACTCCATTCTGTGTGATTGTTCTGTACGCACTAGTAAATCCACCTTTGGAAACTAAGTCGTTATGAGGCGACGCACTGTTCACTAGTTGTAAATCAATCCAACCAGTATCTACAACATCTGAACCAACACGTTCCCATTTGCTCCAACTCTTATAAAATCTTTTTTGGTAGATTACAGTTGAATTGTAAGGTTGGTATTGTATTAGAACAGCATCTCCATTTCTTTTGTACTTTGTTAACCACCCATTATTATTTGTTCCAGCTGGATTGTTCAAAGTAAGAACAACATATCTAGTTCCTATCGGTAAAGACATTAATTGTTCGTTATTGTCGAAATCTATTTGTAGGTTGGCATCATAAAAATTAGTACCATCATCATTTGTTAATTTAAATTTTTGCCAATCCTTTTCTGTAAACTTACTTTCTACATATTCAGGAGTAGTAAAGCCATCTCTTTCAAGGGTTTCATTAAATATTTGTAGCTTTTCATCAATTGTTGTGTTAGCTTGATTAACATTTGAATTAAAAGCGTCCACATTGCTATCATAAGTTTTTTGGAATGTATCTGAAGCTAAATCATAATCCGTTTTGATAGCGTCACGTTTAGCATCAATTTGTCTTAAAGCTTCTTCTCTCTCTAGGTCAATGCTTTGGTTAGACGATATTAACGCGTCTGTAATTGAAACAATAGCGTCTGCTTGAGCCTTGTTTATTTTAATGAGGTATTCTTCAGCTGTTTGCTTAATAGATTCAATCAACGTTTGTGTATCGCCTATATCTTGCTTAAGTTGTTGCACTTTCTTTTCTAATTCCGAACGCAATTCATCAAACATTCGAATATAAGATACTTTGATATCACTTTCGATTTGATTGATAAGACTGTCGCGTACCGTGAATTTAAAAGTGCCTAACACAACAGTGTCGTCTTTTCCTACGTTGTTTACATCGTTGAGTGATAAGTAAATTTCACCCAACACTTCAGAATCGACAACGTTTTTCAGAAACCATTGAGGTACCGTAACACCTATTAATCCTTTCATTGGATCAATGAATTCTACGTCTAATACACCTGATGTACTAGGTCGTTTTTCTTCTGTTCCGTTCGCAGCTTTAAAGAAAGCATAACCTTTAACATTCTTATCGCTGATTAACAAAGGTTTGTTGTCTTTTTGTACTACAAATTGAAATTTAGCAGTGTTTTTATCGAGATTATAAAAACCGATACCTCTATTAGATATCGGTTGTAAATATGGTTCTTCGTTTAAATCAAGTTTACCTACTTTTTCTAATTCCATTATTTAGCACCCCACAATACTAATGCTATTGCACATCCACGTTCTTCAGTGTATTCAGAAGTTATTTTCATGACACGACCTTTACCATTCACATTATCTTTATATCCTACACCTGCTCTACCGTTGATATAGTCGCCTGGTATAACGTCTTTTTCAATGTTCGTGTAGATTTGACCTAATAATCCGACTACATTCCATTCAGGTCGTTCTGAACGTGATTGATAATCGATTTTGTCGTTATATTCAGGGTTTTCTACTGGTATGTCACGCCATTCGAAAGAAACATTTCCTTCATCGTCTACAAATTCAACTTGTTTTCTGTTTGTAATCGTTACTCCATACTCATTTTTTAAAAATCTATCTTTATGGTGGAATGTTTTTTCATTTGCTACCAATGCAGCAGTTCCAGATATAACGCCAATTGGTGTGTCATTAGGTTGCGCTTTTCTTATCTTATCGCCGTCTAATGTAACGATAGTTCCTAAATCGATTGCTAATCCATTTTGTGACTCAAATAACTCTGCGATATCGGCACTATCTTGTTTAAGTTGACCGGCTAAAGTTAAGTTTCCTGAATAAGTGCTTAAATCAAATTTAATGTTAGATGTAGAAGCATTACCACTAGAACCATATCCAGCGACAACATGATAGTTACCAGGTGACTTAACACGATTACTATTAAGAATTAATTGTGTGTGTCCTGACTTGTCTGTTTCTGAATTTAACGAGTTGATAATACCACTACGTGATCCATAAGATTTGGAGTTAGCACCAGAACCTAATACAAAGCTACGATTACTGTATGCTTTCGAACCACCTGTTGACGCAATAACTGCACTAGCATTAGCTACGCCTGCACTTCCTGTAGACGCTATACTAGCACCACCTTTTCCAACTGTAGGAGGTGTGTCGTATTTTTCGCCGGCTATCCATGCAGGTGTTGAATAATTGTTTGCTGTGATACCACTAATCATAGCGTGGTTATTTGTCAAACGTAATCCTATGCCCGAACCATTACCGTGTAAGTTACAATTAGTTATTTTAGTATCGTATATTTTACTTCCAACACCGATACCGATATTGTTAGATGAATTCCAAATATTGATATTGTTTAAAATAACTCTTGAAGGTCTATTATCTCCGCCAAATAATCTAATATCTACTTCTGCATTTTTAAAGTTACGCACATTAATATTATTAAGCGAGATGTTTTCGGACATGAATTGGATGGCTATTGCTGGTTGTTTTTTATCTAGTTTTCCACCTTCTAATTTTCCGAAATCATCATCACCAATTGCAGTGAAATTATTGACTGATACATTTTTATAAGCACTGATTAATAATGCTCTAGGTGTTGAGCCTGGATACACACCATTGTATTTAGGGTTTAAAGCTAAGCAATTATTTAGCACCACGTCATAAGCAGTCAAACTTTTATTGTCCGTTTTAGCTCTATGATGACCGATGTGTCGAATGTTGTAAGCTCTTGTATCTTCGATTGATACGTGACCGTTAACGAACACACCACTTGCAGCACTTGCATTACTGTGTGCTTTGATTTCTAAACCACCGAAGTTACCTTTGGTTCTGTTGTTTGATAAGAACACATATTGTGAGCCATCGTCAATTTCTACACCGTTGTTATTACTTCCACCTGTTGGTGTATGTGCATAACAATTAGAAATTGTAATGTAACGAGAGTGATGGGTAGTGATACCATCATCTCCGCAACCATATACCTCACAATTATCAATATGAATATGCTTACTTTCTAATGCGTAAGGCACTCTGTTTCCATCGCCTTCGTAGTAATAATTGTCATTTGCATATGTTACATCGATACAGTGTAGTAAAGCGTCATATGATTTAACGTTATAGATATATCCATTAGTTACACCCGCAAATCTAATGTTAGATGAACGAGAACCACCGGTAGCTTTAAGTGTTTTATTTTGTCTAAACTTATTCCCGTTGAACGAAAAACTTTCTAATGAAATGTTTTCAGCTCCACCACTCATTTTTAAGTTAGTGATACCAATATTTTCTGCAGGTGTTTCGTCCATAAACTTAATTGTAGTAATGTCTTTACCTTGTCCTACCAAACGAGAGTTGTTAGGCATTTTAATACCTGTTGTAAGGTAAGTACCACCACTCATAGTTACCTGTACATTGCCGTTACCTAATGCGTCTTGGAAAGCTTTCGTACTGTCCTTTTGACCTGTAGGATCTCCGCCAAAGTCATCAACGTTAACAATACGTTGTATTTTCTTAGTTAAGTCGGCTCTTAGTTCTTCTCTAGCGTTACTTTCTCTTAAAAAGTCGTGATATAGACGTTGGTGTAAAGAATCGAAACTTTGAGCGTCCATTGATGTGTGACTAGCTTTTAATTCGTTATTGCCATCACCGTTATGACCTAACACAAGATGTTCAATAAGTTCATCTTGATAATTTTCATGATTAGATAATACGACATCTTTACCTTTTGTAGTTTTGTGTTTGATTTGATCAGTTGTATGCGCATTTTTTTGAGTGGTTAAATGCTCGTTAAAGCTATCATCACTTTTATTAGTCCAGTATTTTATTTGTTCGAAGTTATTCTCAAGTTGACTTACAAACTTTTGACTAAAGTACGAGTGAAGTTTCGTAATTAAGTTATCTAATTTCAAATTTTTTGACCTCCTTAGCCATAAAAACCATAAAAGTTTTTAATCAATTCGTACATAATGACCTCGTGCCCTTTTTCATTAGGGTGTACCCCGTCAGGCATACTCGATTTTCTGTACGAAGGTATATTGGGTTTGAATTGTGTTGAATGATAAGCGTCATAAACAGGTATATCCAGTTCGTTACAAGCGTCTATTTGAACATCTACATAATCAGCTAAAGTGTGACCTAAATCGTTCTTAGTAGTGTCTTTTCTTACGGTTTTGCCGTCTTTTATATAACATTGTTTAGTAGGTGTCATAACAATTATTTTAGAGTTAGGGTTATTACTCTTGATTTTAGTGATAGCACTATAAAAGGCACCGTAAAACGTTTTAGTATCCGTTTTATCAGTGCCTATATTAATATCATTAGTCCAATCATCATCTGTACCTTGCACAATGATTAAATCAGATTTAATTTTGGTCGCTTGTTCATAAATGCTATTATCTTTGTTTGTGCTCATTGTCGCACCACTAACAGCTAAGTTTGTTGATTTAGCCTTTATCTTCTTAGCTAACATTTGAGTAAAGTTAGTTTTAGCACCAGTACCTTTAGCGACAGAATCTCCAATAGTACCTATTGTTTTAACTTTCCTAATCTTAGACTTAGGTGTAAAGTCGTGAACAATAGTACCGTTTGCAGTTGTAACACTCTTAGCATGCGCGCTTTCTAATCTTCTTTTTATTTCATCGGTTTTCTTCTGCAAATCTTGTGCAGTCTTAGTATTTGCGTTGTTTTGAGCTTGAATCATCCTTAAGTCTTTAGCTGGATCAGATTTGTTAGACTTAATAGCTTTAACATAATTTGCAGCAGTGTTTACTGCTTTCATGTATCTATCTTGTAATCTAAATTCCCCTAAGACTACGTCTTGCTTGATAATCTTATTGTTAATATCTCGATGTGTAGTGATTTCTATAATTCTTACATATTCATTTAATCCTATTAGGTCGTCAATGACATTAACTATATCTCCGACTTTAGGAATTGCTTCTTTAAAATGTTTTTGTAAAGAAATGAAATCTAGTGTTACAGACGTTTTTAAACTTTCTTGTATAACTAACTCCATAGCTTTTTTGAGTGTATCACCTTTAGTTATGCGTCCATCTACAACGGGTGGCGCATGCCGTTTGCCTATTAAGTCGGCTAAAGGGTGTGTGTACTCATATTGCAAACTAGCTTCGTTAAAAGTTTGTTGCTCATCAAAGCCACCATAACCTCTGATATAGGTGTAACACTTAGAAGCATCTTCTTGGACTTTTACATTATTCGCATTAACACCTGCTTTAATGTAGTAGTTAGCCTTTCTTTGAACAATATCATATAAATGGAACGTCTTTGTTTTAGCGTTGTATTCATATTCTAGGTTATATCTTTCCAAACCTTTTTTGAATAGTTCTAAGTTTGTATCATGATTACCTAGATTCTCAAATTTAGATGATGAAACCTTAGCGTGTAATTCATACTTATAACCGGTATTTCTAAAAACGAGATCAAAATAATTTTTACCAGTAAAACTACCGTTATATACTTCGTAGACTCGCAAGTTATTTAAATCATCTAATTCGACAGGACGCGCTTTGATTGTTAACTTTTCCTTTTGACCTACAGTTGTTTTGTCTAACATAACGATACGGTATTCGTTTAGGTCATCAGCACCACCAACACCTGTAATCGTCCACATTTTAGTAATAGCCCCTATAGCGTCAAATGTAGCTTTGTTTTCTACCATTTCTATTTCTAAGGAGCCATCTTCATTTAATTTCTCGTTTAATTTTGTTTCTACAGGTAGGGATTGCCCAATGCCCTGTAACGTTTTTAATAATATTGGCAATTAAGCAACCTCCTTACAAGTAATATCTTTTATGTTTAAACGTAATTTTTTGAAGTTTCTTAGTAGTATGGAAGGTATTCCAACCAGGCATTAATACAGGTTGTTGTTTTGTCTTGTTGTAATCATCAATGCGTAAGTTATTACGATATACATGAATGCCGTCAAATTTGATAACATCACCGGCTCTCAATTCTAATCCACTTATTTTCATAATGTCACTATGTGTCATATAGAAGTTAAAACCATCGCTATCATTTTTACTGACATTTTCTCCAAGTGTCATTTCTACAACACTATCTTGGTTAAATTGGTTAATTTCAGCTGTACCACCGTAATATACATCGCCCACTTTAGTGTCATAGAATGTGTATCTACGTTCTTTATGAGATGTGTTGAACGGGTTTTTGTCTGGAATACCCCATTTATTCAAATTACCACTCTCTTTTTCTAAATCTGTACTATACCCAATACTCTCAAAGTATGGTAATTCAATCGTTTCGAAATCTAGTGTGAATTCACCTGACGTTTTAGTAGTATCGAATGACACTTCATTAACTAAGCCAACAAGTATCTGCCTACCGTCTACATATTCAAGTTCAAACTTTTGTTCTTTAGGTTGAAAGATATTTTCGAACAATATCTCGTTTTCTGGAGAAGCTAATTCTCTTAAATAGAATTCCCCCCTAAGCATAGCTTGTATATCTGATTTTAGATGAGAAGCATAAGCTATCTTTTCTACATCGTACCTAACCGTCATAGATATACTTTTCTTTTCTTCTTTAGTAGCATTATGAAATCTACCGTTAACACGATCAATTTCATCAAACTTTCGGTCATAGCCTGCACCTTTAACATCGTAAGAAACAACTCTCAACGCAGTACCAGTAAAGCGATTGTTACTAATACGCAAACGTTCTTTATTTTTGTATACCTCAACATCATGTAATATCAATTAACAATCACTCCTTTAAAATAATCCGAAACTTGCGTCTTTTGAGTTGGAATCTTCAATGTAAGATTTAATAGCCGGTATATCTGACTCATTGCGAACAGTCACGTTGACGATAGGTTTATTGTTCTCTTGCATGCTATGGCGTACGTCTTTACTCATATGTGCGTTCACATCGCTATTTAATCCACCTGTTAAGTCTGATGTTAAATCAGTGTTTAAATCAGGGCTAAATGCGTTAGTTACATCTTTCGCTAAACGACGACTGGCATTAATAGCACTATTGCTTTGTTCCATAATACCAATACCTAAGCCTTGAGAAATATATCCACCTATACCTCTGAATACACGAGAAGGTGAGTGAATACCTAGTACGTTTTTAGCTGCACTAACTGCTTTTTTAGCAATGTTTGCGGCAGCATTTATAACTCTACTTGCGCCATTTGCAATACCTCGTGCAATACCTGAAGCAATATGCAATCCTGCAGATACCATTTGTCCGAAGAAACTTCTGACTTTGGAAACAGCTCTACCCATACCAGAAGCAACTTGTGATACAACTCTAACAAAACCACTAACCACGCCTTGAACAAATCTACTCATCGCAGAAATGATACTTGAAACCCAACGAGCACCACCAGAAATGATACGACTTAGTGCTTGCATCATTTTTTGAGCAACGGTTGAAACTACACGTGAAAACCAACTTGATACTGTATTCCATATTCTAGTAACTGCACCTGAAATCGCAGACCAAATTTGGTTCCAACTTGTAATATTAGTACCAAGTATTCTGTTCAAAACATTGAATATGAAGTTAGAAATTTGGCCCCAAATTGACAATATGGTATTCCAAATCGTAGTCATTACATTAGAAATCGTAGTTTGTAAAGTTTGCCAAGCGCCAGAAAAATCTCCGGTAAGGAGCTGTATTAATGCAGTAAACAAACCGAAAATCAATTGCGTAGCAGCTTGTAGTATTCCACCTATCGCAGTGAATACTACTGAAATCACAGTCCAAAGAGATTGGAAAGCAGTTACTAAACCATTGATAAGGCTAATGAATAAGAAGCCGAGAACTTGGTTTGCAACTTGTCCTAACATTTGTAAGATAGGCATAATTGGTTGGAGCGTTTGTTCGATAGACGCTCTGAACTGATTAAACCAGTTAATCACTGTTTTTACAGCGTTCATTATCGTATCTTTAATTGTGTTCCAAGCTTCAACACAAGTTTTTCTGAAATTCTCGTTCGTTTTCCATAACCAAACAATAATACCTATTAAAGCGACGATAACGCCTATGATAGCCAATACAGGCCATGAAATCGCACCTATAGCTACACCTAACGCTTGGAATGCACCACTTAACATAGGTAAGATACGCATAATTGTACTAATAGGGCTCATGAGAAGTCTAAATGCGATTTTCACTAGGTTTAACGCACTTCTAAGTATTTGAGTGTTTCTAGCAAAAGCTAACATTTTAGTCATAGCTTTGAATAGACTACTACTAAAGAATGTTTCTAATAATGTACCTACTGCGATGATTGGTGCTAGTAAAGCCCACAACATACCACCGAGTATCATACCTATACCAATCATTCGAGCTATAGCTGGATGTGTTTCAAACAACTTAGCTATGAAACCAGCTAATGCTGTTACTACTTTTAATATCACACTTGCTATTGGAGCCATTGCAGTGCCGAATGCAACCAATACTCTTACAATATTACCGATTAGATCCATAATGACTGGACCATTCTCTTGTACATACTGAACAAACTTTTTAAACCCTTCAGATTTACCAACTTGTTCAGACCATTCTCTAAACTTAGCAGTCATTTTAACTAGCCAATCAAAGATATTAGAACTGTTTTGAGCAAATGCTTTCATCAAGTTACCAATACCCATGAATACATTGCCAAATATTTGACCTATTTTAGGTAAATTAGTTTTAGTGTATTCAATAAATGATTTAATAGCATTTTGACCTGCTACACTATTCGCCCAGTTTTGGAACTTTTTACCTAAATTATCTAAGCCTTTAGCAGTCCATAAGAATAGTGGACCTAATTGAGTGAATACATTAATAAGTCCGTCACCAAAACGTCCTGCAGCACTTAATAATGTGTTGAATGTCTTAACACCTGTTGTATTCATCATGTTAAAGAACTTGCTAGCAGTTTGGCTGTTTTGAGCCCATTTTAAGACACTCTGTGAAGCTTGTTCCATTCCTTTAGAGATACCTGCTAAGAATGGTTTCATGCGTCCTAAAGCTACGTTAACAGTGTCTAAAGCGTTAGATAACGTATTGAATATTTGAGATTGATTTTGCTTGATAATGCCTTCCCAAGTTGACTTAACTTGTTCTAAAGACGCTTGATATCTTCTTGTTTGTGCAGTGGCTTGTAATGTTCCGTCATTCAACATTTTAATTGCACTTACTGCCATAGCACCAAATGCAAACGCACCACTTGCAGCAATACCAAATGCACCAGCTACACCTAATGCACCACCAGCAACTACGCCTAATGCGTTAGCTACTGCCATGATGGCGGGTACTAATCCAGCTATGATAGGAATAAGTCCTTGAAAACTAGCGATTAGCACACCTTTGATTTGTTGTCCAAACACAGTACCAAATGTACGAATACGAGTAGCTAATCTATCCATTTTGTCGCCGTATTCATCTAAAGACTGACTTAAAGCTCTAGTTAATACTTGAGCTCTTGTCATTCCCCTTGTATCAAAGTTAACTTTTACCGTTTTATCATGTAAGGTTGCCAACATAGCCTTAGCACCTAATACTGAACGTTTTAAGGGGTTGTTGTTACCTTTTATGTCTACTTCTTTATCTCTTAATTGCTGTAATTTCTCTTTAACTACTGCAATTGCTCGTTTGATAGGGTTGTTGTTACCGTCTATATCAACGGTATGTTCTCGCCAACGTTGAGCCATTGCTTTTGCAGTGTTTAAGGCTCGTTTAAACTTACTGATATTCGCATCGACTTGTGTTTCAATCTCGTCAGGTATTTCAGTTTTAGCCATACGTTGAGCTTTTCTGATATTCCGTTGGAAATCTGTAATGATCGCCGATATACGAGCCATAAAGTTTTTATTCATGGCTAACCTCCTTTTTGACTAGTATTGCGTAATGAATTCATAAAGCGTCGTGTACCTTGTTTCTGAACATTTCTAATGCGTTTGTTATGTGCTAACTTACGTTCTTTCATACGTTCGTATTCTTCTGACTGTCCACGTACCTCGTATCTTGCACGTTCTAATTGCTTCTGTAATCGTTTAAGTGATTTACCAGCTTGCACAAGACCGTTAGCTTGAGCACCAAATAATAAAGTTTCTTGTTCATCAAGTAACGCCAATCTACGACCTACAACCCAGTCTTTCCATTCATTAGGCGTCAAACTCATTAATTCATCATAAGGAAGATAGCCTATGTATTGACCGGTTATCTGCCGTATTTCTGAATAATCTAGTAAGGTAGCTCGCCCATGATTTCTTTGTAATTGTTCTTCATGAACTCGATACCGTTCTTCGTAGACTCTTTCTCTTCTTCTTTGACCATAGATGGAGCCGAGTTCATTTGTGTCCAGAATAGACGTGATTTCTGCTTGAAAAAACCACTATGATTTAAAACTTGCAATGCACCTTGTAACAATTCGATAGAGTCTTGTTTTTCATCAATAATTTCCATTAGTGTTTGTTCGATATCTTCACGTTTAGGTGCGTTCTTACCTAGATAAGCTGTTGCACATTCCCAAAAATCAGCAATTGCGATTGGATCACGTTCTAAAATGCCATTATAGATAGCATTGAAACCAGACACTTTAGTTGTTTTACCATTTTCGTCTTGCTCGTCTTTAGCAAATTTCTTAGCCGCTTTATCGAATAAGAAAGTAGCTTTTGCTTCTACTTCTTCTCCGTTGAACTCTAATGTAGTAATAGGATTGATTGTATTTTCAGTCATTCTTTAACCTCTTTCTGTTATTTTGTACAAAAAAATAGAGGGCTTAATGCCCTCGTAAAACTTATGCACCAGCACTAGGTGTACGGTTTTCGTATGAGTCTGTATAAGCTCCCATATCTTCCCATTCAACTGTAGGAGCAGCAGCACTAGGGTTGAGCCATTCTGGTGGTAATGAATCAACAGAACCGTCTGCACTGTTAAATTTAACTTTTGCAGTGATTTCGATTTTGTCATCCTCATCATCAAATGACCATTCGTGCTCTTCTACAATTACATAAGCGAAAGTACCGTGATGTTTACCGTCACGTTTCTTAACTTCCCAAATCCATAAACGTAACTGCTTGAAGTTTTTAACTGACTCTTTTAAAGCTTCTTGACCTTTGTCGCCAGGAACACGGTCAACAGTTAACTTGATTTCTTCTTCTACAGAGTTACGACCGTAGTCTTTTTTGCCACCTGTAATCATTTCAGCTAAGTCATTACTGATTGTGTGTCCACCCTCAGCTAAACTAGCTAACAGAATAGCATCTTCTTCTTTTAGCTTGCTCGCTAAATCTTTGTCAGCGATTTGTAACGCTGCAATGTATTTATTCTGCGCCATTCGTTACACTCCTTTGTAAAGTATTGTGTCTGTATTTAAAAACAAACCGGATGATACCGTGTTTCGTGTACTGATCTATGTCAGTTATCACTTCTTGTGTATCAATCCGACTTTTAATGAATGAGTAATGTTCGATTTCAAATTCAGTGTTAAGTGCATGACCTAAAAACTGAATGATTTGTGCTACTTCATCACGATTTCTCGCTTGACTATACACGTGTAAGGTTACGCCTACATCTTCAAACATACTCGTTGTCGTTTCTTTATTAGTGACGTTTGTTTCACCCACAACGATATATGGGTAAACAGCGTCTTTTTGAACGCAATCAAAAACCCTACCACCAAGCTGTTTTTTGATGATAGGGTTGCTTTTTAATTTGTTATATATCTTGTTAAACAGATACCGTTCTACTGATACCCACATATCTTAACCACCTTATGAAAAATACTTATTAAAAAACGCTCTACCTTCATCGATTGCAGGTTCCCAAAAAGGCTGTGCATGTTGCCCTTTAGTTGTGTGCCAATGTCCGTCTGCGTCTTTGTAACGCCACGGGATATTCTTTGCACGACTACCACCCGGACCGGCTGCGTATATCCCTGTACCGTAGTTGACGTAAACTGCGTACTCACTGCCGATATTAATAACGCCTGTTAATCCACCCTTCTTAAAGTCCATAGAAACACTTTCTCTAAGATAACCGGTATCAACAGGCATGTTACTAACTATTGAATTGTGAATAATTGTTGTTGTCTTGGCTATACCTTTTTTAGCCCATCTAATCGTTTCTTTTTCAAACTCTTCAAGTTCCTTAACTAAATCCCAATTTCCGTATTTAACCTTAGCCAATAGGACATTCTCTCAATCTTGTTAAGTTGATTTCTTGTTGTCCGCCTTGGTCGACAGGTTCTCCTACTACTTCGTAAGTTTTACCGTTGTATTTAAATAAGTTTGTGTTAGTTATTGGCAGGCTGTACGGCGTATATAGGTTTCTGTCGTATGATTGGTTCATTTGATGAAACTTGAGTTGTTCAGATGAAGTAGGCGTATCCATAAATCCTTGTATTGTTTTTTCGCTCTTAAAGCGCTCTTGTTCACGCGGATACTCTCCTACA